AAAAAAAGGGAGCAACTTTTTACAGCTACCCCCTTCAGATACAACAAAGACAGATTAAGACATCCGTTGTAAATATAGTTATTTATTGGCGTTTATCGTGATAATCTTCTTAACTCTTGTTGATAGTGTTCTATCATGCTTTCAAGTTCTAACTGAGAAAACTTTTCTATCTCTCTTGCCTTTTCCACAAGTGAATCAGCCGTACCCTCTCCGTATGTTCTATCTAAGAACTTAGCGTACTCATATTGTTCGCCTTGAGAAAACACATTGCACTTAGGACATTGTGGGTGTACGTTTAACTCATCCCATCTCGTAGAATAGTGCTTGCGTGATTGAAAGTGTCCTGCTTGGATTTTCTTAATCTCAAACTTTCTCCCACAAGTACAACAGGTACACACTCCGTTTTTAGAGTGCTTAGTGCGAACGTAAAGAGAAAATACAGTATCTAACTTCTGAACTATCTTAGAGCGTGATGGTTTCTTGGGCGCAGGCTTCTTAGACCTATTGGGCTTTCTTCTTATCATCTTGGGTTCTTAGTAACGCACATCCTAAATAGAAGTCTATCTCTCTGATTCCTCTGTAGATTATTCGACTATTCTTTTTAGTCTCCTCTCGCTCTGTCTTTGTGCTATCTGTACCTAAGTTCGTGTACATTACACAGTCCATTTCAAACAGTATGTCAAGTTTCTCTTTTTTTGTCTTTCGACTTCTAATGACTTTGTCTACTGTTTCTTTAAGTTCCATAAAAGAGTAAGATTAGATATGCTTTCTGAGTTTGTCGGTTCACTAATGGGTATAGGTTGCCCTACTGTACCATACCCATAAATATGCTTCCTTGAGATGTTCGGACACATACGGGTGCGTATCTTTAATAGGTTAAATACGCTCGCTAATTCCACTTCTCCTATGAAGTACAGACCCTCGTTTAGCTTTCGGTTGAGGTGGTGCTTTGTCTGCTTCCCATTCTTGCACCTTTTAGATGTAGCCGAACCGAGTTATTAGACGCTTAAACTACACCGCAATATAGTTATTTTTTATCGTCCTTCATAGACGTTCCAAAATAATATCCAAAAATACTTAGGGTAACACCCTCGACAATACCAATAAGATGATAGAAGAGTTCTTTGTTAGGTTCAGGAATCTCTAAAGCAAGAATAGCCCACACGATAACCGCAAACGAACCCAACCCAATAAGACCTGTCAAGTTAAATAAGAAGTCAAACTTTCCCGTTTTGGTAACTTCTACTTCTCGTTTACGTGCAGAGTCTCTATCTGATACCTCAGCTTCATAAGCACGAATAAGAGCCTGTGACGCACGTTCTTTATCTTCAGGTGTTAGGTCTTCGTCAAGGTCTAAAACGTCCTTTAAAACGCCTATAACACCTTTATCGGGTAAGACTTTGTTTAATAGCTTACCGACCTTTGTCTCATTAAAGGGTTTTTTGTCTAATACGTCCATATACTGCAAATTGGTTTGTCAGGGTCATTGTCTACGTGAATGAATGTATCTGCTATACCTATACGAGAAAACCCAACCGATAGTAAAGCGTCTATGATGTTAAACCTATCTGCTGAGTTGGTACAAGCGATATCAGCTGCTACTCCTTTAAGATGCGAACTTGTAGGTGATACTTTATATCCTTGCTTTCTCAATCTTTCGATGTCAGCTTCGACTCTGTAACCTGATGTTATTTTAAAAGGAACTCCTGCCAAATCACGAGCATGGTCTAACATAGATAAGAACTCATTAGACATTAACTGCCCACTACCTTCTTGTAGGGGAGAGTCAAACTCATCGTAAGTAAAGTTTTTAAATTTCATTCGATTAATTCTCTTAAACGCTGTATGTCTTTTCTGACCCTTTCCCGTTCTAACTTGAAGTCTATTACTTCAGATTCCAAGACTCGAATGTCAGGGAAGATGTATGTGTTCTGATTGTATCTTAGGCTCTTGAGTTCGTCTTCATTATCTTCAATGCGACCCTCTAATCCTAAATACATATAAACAGCAGAGCCTACAAGAACGATTATCTGTATAAGCCACTTGATGTTTATTGATAGCGAACTGTCATCATTTAGCCCCGACATAGGCTTTTAATTTTTGCCACCAAGCCTTAACTTTTGGTGCGATGGATTTTATCTCCTTCTTTGTGTAGAAATAAGTCTCCTTACCCAAGAGACCAAAGAATCCCCCTAAGAGACCTAAAATGATTGCATTGAATACTCCCGCTGCCGTTATAGTGCTTGCGGTGGTTAAAAACCATCCCGCTACGAACGATATTTTGTTGTCCATTGTCATTGTGTGTATATTTATATAACGATTACTCTTCGTAATTTGTTTTTGTCTCTACAATTAATTCGCCATTTTCGTCTGTACTATTTGAATCTATAATGCTTTGGTCACATCGCTGAGTAATTACCAACCACGAAACAGTAGCTGTTGATTCAGGGTTTTGACATTCGATAGTTAAAATATTTCCCTCTACTTTTCCTCTTACGTTATCCCAATCTGATTCATTGGTGGTAAACACGTTGCACTTTCTGTTAAACAGAACAAACGTACCGTCAGTCATTTTAAAGTTCGCATCTAAGTTTATCTCCGCTTTACCGTTCACGAGTTGAACCTCTCCTCGATATAAGTTGTTTACCTCAGGTGATTCTATTGCCGAGTGAACAAGACTCTCTCCTTCGTTTTTAGGATGCGGTATGTAGAAGTTTTTAGTACCTAATACATTAAACGAACCACTTACAAAAGTTCCCGATGTAGTTATGGCTAAATAAGCCGTATCTGTACTTGAGGTTTGACTGCTATTTACTCCAATCTGAATCCTTGACATTGCGTGCGCCCTGAACTCATTATATCTTCTGTAAGAAAGCGGAACTCTACCGATATAAAAATTGGGGTTTCCATGAGGGAATCCTGAAGCGGTAGTAAGATATGGGTAATGGTATATATTGCTAATCTTAGACTCGGTAAGATAATTACCCGCTATGATTTCACCATACCTAAGACCATTAGTAGAGAACGCTATTGTAGGCTGTTCTGAAAAGGTGTTGTTCATTTCAATGGTGCTATCCGATATAGTCACCTCACCCGCCTGAGTAGTTCCTGTAAAGGTCGCATTAGTAGCAAGCAGGGTATTCATAAAGGCAGTATTCGCTGCTAAGTCACCTGCGTTTATTTTTGCTGCTGTAACCGCTCCTGCTGATAGTTTAGCCGTTGTGATTGCCCCCGCTAATATCTTACTTGAAATAATTGCATCTGTCGCTATTTTATCCGAAACAATAGCATTGGCTGCTATCTTAGAAGAAACTACCGCATTTGCGACTATTTTACCCTCTGTAACTGCGTTTGCTGCAATCTTACCTTCGGTGACTGCGTTGTTAGCTAAAGCGTCTACCGTAACTGCTGCTGACTGTATTTCTGATGCGCTGATAGAAGAAAGAACCGCTAATCCACCAAGACCTAAAACCTCACCCGCTGATACGTTGTTACGAGTCGCTAAAGTTCCCAAATCGGTAACAAACGAAGAGTCTATTGTATTTAGTGTTCCTAATGCCCCAAGACCGTCAATCAATCCCGTAGAGAGTCTGTCTAAAACCGCCAAAGAACCCAAGCCAACAACCAAACTTGTATCTACCGTATCAAGAGACGCTAAAGCCCCTAAACCGACCACTTGATTTGTGTTAACTGTATCTAATACAGCTAAAGACCCCAAGCCTGTTACTTGGTTTGTGCTTACGGTGTCTAATAAAGCTAATGAACCAAGACCCGACACCTGATTGGTTGTTACTGCGTCCAATAGTGCTAATGCTCCTAATCCCGTAACCTGAGTGTTGGCATTAACGAAGTCTTCTAATGCAAGGTCTCCCAATCCCGTTATCTGAGCAGCTGCTACTGTGTCTTGTGTTGCTAAAGTTCCTAATCCGCTTACATCGTTTACGGTTGTGTTAGAGTTTAGCGTGTTTTGTTCCGTTAGTAAATTTTGACCGACAAACACATTGCCTCTAAAGTATGCTTGGTCATCTACTACAGAAAATTCAGGTGTTACAATGTCTCCTGTTCCTAAGTTAAAGAAAGACCCTTGTTGGGTGTAAACCGATAAGCCTTGGTCAAACTCAGAAGCATTTAGTCCAATAGATTGTATCTGACCCGTTTTAACCCTTCCCCCGTCAATGATGGTAAAACCATTAGAACCTAACTCCTCAGCAAGTGAGTTAAACGTAACAGGCCCTTCAAATCCCGTTGCCTCTTGTGGGTTTCCGAATGTTACCGAACGTGAAGCAGTAGTACCTGCGCCATCGTCAATAGATGTATAGCGTGTGATGTAATAAGTAGTTAAAGAATATCCCGTAAAAGGAGGTATCTCTAACCAATCTTCCGTTCCCGTAGTGATAAGATATGAGTCAAAGCTAAAAGATGCGTTAGAAGGCAAATCAGCAGGTGTAGGAACAGTATTACCCTGCCAATACAAGAACCCTCTCGCTACTCTTTTACCGTCTTCGAAGCGAATATCTGATACGGCTAATCCAAATCTTATTTCGTCACTTGTCGGACTCTTTGTAACAGCTATTGACCCTGCGCCTTTAAAGTCTAATGTGTCGTTATAGACCGAAGCAGTAGCGGTTCTGTTATCATTTGTAGTGTGAATGTTTCGCCATATTAAATAGCGATTATCTAAATTAACAGAAGCAGTAGACTGCACGTGACCGAATTGGTCGAAGCCCATTGACTGAATAACATTACCACCTACATTTACCACATTAGGAACATCTGAGGTGTTACCGTGCTCGATGGTTATGTTAGCGTCTTCAAAAGCGTTCGCAGAGAAAGAAGCCCCTGCTGATGATGCCCAAGTAGCTGTGTCTATTGAGTAGTCAATGTCTTTTTGTGTCCACGTCTCACCTGTTGCTGTAGAAATACCCGCACCTGTTATGATGTTTAGTTGTCCATCGTTAGGTCTGTCGGTATTAGTTATGGTAACGGTTAAATCAGTAGACCCGTCAAATACAGAAGGTGAAGACAGTCCAATACCGTCTCCTGCTGCTAAAGTTAGTTCACCCTCTAAAGTACCCCCACCTGACGCAGTAGAAGAAATAGTAATCACACCATTATTAGTGGTGATAGATACGTTACTCCCTTGAGCAATAGTTACTGCACCCGTTTGGTTGTTTACGCTACTGACCCCCGCAACCCCACTTGAGATTTCTTGCTCTAAGTCTAATATAGCTTCCCTTACAGGGTCGAACTTACTATTGTTCGGTATTCTTGATACATCTACTGCCATAGTCAAAAAAAGGGGGCAATTAAGCCCCCGTTAATTATTCCTCTATTGGGGAGTAAGACCCGTCTGATAAATCAATATTAATCTTACCGTACTTGTCTTCAAGACCTATCTTAGTCTTGTCTTGCTCCTCTAAGACTTGGTCTAATGCGTGTAGGAACTGATGTTTTCTTGTTTCTAAGATTCCTACTTCTCTTAGGATTTGCTCTTTTTTAGACTCTTGGTCTTTGAGTTGAGCCAACTCTTGGTCTGTAATTTTACTCATAATAAAGAATTTAAATTCCCTACTAAGATACTAAATTATTCCGCAGGAGTTTCCTCAGAAACAGACTCTTCTACAGCTTCTTCAGCAGCAGCTTCTTCAACCACTTCTTCAGCGATAGGCTGTGCAATTTGCGCCTCGTAGGCTGCGATTAAATCAGCGTTCCAAACCGCATCTGCGATTGCTCTGACGTTATGCTCGTCTGCCTTATCGTAATCACCGCAAGAAACTACGGTGCGTTCGAAAGCAGAAGAAATAACAGCCCCGTCTTCTACGATTTGATTTGCATAGCGAATCTGAATGTGTTTAAACTCAGAAACGATTTCGATTTTGTCTTGTACTTTTTGTTTTGTAAGTGCCATAGTTATATTTATTTATACGAAGTAAGTTAAACTGATTCGAGCATTTGCGCTTTCATTCACACATTGTTGAACACCTGCGTTTCCATCATCAATACCGTAAACAATCCACATATTTTGACTATTTACTAATCCTTGAACTTGTAAATATGTACCACCACTCCAATTTAAGCCTGAAGTTATACAAGCCCCCATAGGATAGTTTTCGGTAAAACTTCCAATAGTAAAAGGAAGTCCACCTATTAGTAAGTTTCCTGTTCCTGTAAGAGCAGACCAAGAAATAAAAATAGTAACACTAACCTGTCTGCCTATTTTAGTATAATATCCGTATTGGTTTGTATGCGTTGTCGAGCCAATAGTATCTGTACCCGCAGCAGTAGGAGTAAAAGTCCCTTCTTCATAATCATCAAGTAAAGAAGAGGTAGCACCTCCGCCTGCGCTTGCAGAAAAGTCTATACCTCTGCCATTGTTAAAAGACAAATCTCCACCTATTGACACGCTTCTGTCATCTTTAACTACAAGAGATGTAAAACCTCCACTATTATAGCATATTAAACTATATGTTGAAGATGTACTTCCTGAACCCCAAAGAGAAGTTCTTACTGTAGCTTGTGGTAAACCCCCTATCCCTACTTGACCGCTTGAGTCTATGCGCATTCTTTCTGTGATAGCCTTTGTAGATGTTTGAGCAGTAGAGAATATTAATCTACCACCATTTGAGCCATCATACTCTGCACCTATTTGCGCTCTATTGTCTTGTGTTGCTCCACCAACCTCGTTTGTTATAAATCGAATATTAGAAGCCCCCGAACCCGTATTAACCCTTGTGTTTCTTACTGTTAAGATTGAATCACCAACAGCAGTTGCATTAACCTCGTTACTTATATCAATCTTTGTAGCAGGACTACTCGTTCCTATCCCTACGCTATTTGAAGCAGCATCTACAAATAACGTATTCGTATCTACTGTAAGATTCCCACTTACTGCAAGACTTGATAACGTACCTACTGAAGTAATGTTCGTTTGGGCTGCTGTTGAAAGTGTACCTGCTAAAGTAGTGGCTGTTAATGTGCCTACTGTTACGCTCGATGGTAAGCCTATGGTTATGGTCTGTCCACTTGCTGAGGTTTCAATCTCGTTAGCAGTACCCGCAATGGTTAAAGACTGAGAATCTAAGTCCACAGCACCTGTGCCTGAATCACCCGCAAAGTCTAAATCAGAAGCCGTAACCTGAGCGTCTACATAAGCCGTAGTGGCTACCTTAGTTGAATTGTCTCCCAATGTTTGAGTAGTAGCCGTAACACCGTCTGCTAAGACCCCTGAGATAGAGGTAGCCGTTAGTGTTCCTGTAATGGTAACCCCTTGATTGGCTCTACCTACCGATAGGGCTAAAGAGTTTCCTACTCCGTCCTCTAAGAGTTGAACACCTGAAATAGGAACAGGTTGGTCGGTTGATGTTTTAACGAGACCGTCATAGGTACTCGATATTGTTTGGTTTGCTAAACTTGCCATATTATAATTCTATATAAGTTCTGTTTTCATTTTGCCACTCGTTTGTATTCGCTGCCCAAGAAGGATTAGCGATTGCATAATATACGCTACCCCATCCCCCCTGTTGTGGATTACCCCACCAAGTTGAACTGTAGATTGCTCCGTACATTAAATTGAGTTAATATAGTTAGCAAAACACTCAGGCTGACTATCTATATCAACCGTAGCGGTGTTGGAGACATCGCCCCACCAACTTACGCAGTAATAATTACCCCAACCTATTGTGTTCATTCTTTAGTTTTAAAAAACGCTTTAACTTAATTACGTTTGTATCTTTTGGTTTGTAACCCGAATTCGTAGAATTCAAGCCCTTATCCTTTTTCTTTACAACTGCCATCCTTGAAATGTTGAATCTGTATCAGGGTGAATGTCATCGTTTGAGTTCGTGTAGTACTCAGGGAACAACTCTTGGTTAAAAGACATATAGTCAATGAATCTTCTTGTGAAGTATTCAGCTTTGTCTCTGTATTTATTTACCAAGAAGTCTATTTCTTCTTTTGATGCTGTCTCTGAGTTTTCAGATGTGTGCTTAAACACTCCTCCGTTTTTTATCTGATACGAAGCGAATGGCAAATAATCGACCATTGCGTAATAGATAAGCATCGGTTGGATGTAGTCATTTACTAACTCCAAGTAATCACCACTCAACGTACCTGCAACTATATCCGCACTTATCTTATTGTATAGGTCAGTACCCAAGTAATTCCTAACGTGGATTTGCTGTGCTTCTTTGATGTGCATGATAAACTTGTCCGTATCAACATTACCGTCAATAATGCTGTTGCGTACCAAATCCCCTCTTTTTATAAATAATGCTGTCATCTTATCTTGGGTTTGCGTATCCGTTATTAGGCATATCTTTTGGCTTAGTCGAAACTAAGTTTGGTTCTTGAGTACTTGATGGTGCTTTTATTCCCTCTTTCTCTCTTTCTTGTGCGTATGCAGGAGTAGTTTTAGGGCTATTGATATCAGGCTTAACGCTGTCCTTAGAAACGTAGGTTTTTCTTAACCAATAATGGTGGCAATTTGCACCGCCTTTATACAACCATATATCGTAAGTGTCTGCACCTGCTAATCCGAACCCTGCGTTTACTGCTTGGCTCGACATTCTCTCGATATCCTCTTTACGGTATATTTTTTTAGCAGCTACCATCTTCTTACAGAACTCTCTTGAATTGTTCTTTACCGCCAATGGTGCATACTGATAGCGAACCATAAATTTCTTTTCAGTATCGGTTTCTCCATCTAAATTAGAAGAAGCGTTAGGGTTGGCTCTACCTGTCGAGGCAAAACCAAGCATCTTATCTAAGCCTTCCTCTTGACCATAATCCACAGGACGCTCGTCTATGAGTTCCCAATTATCTAAATCTTCGTCTTCTCCTAAGTCGTTTAGAGCCTCGAATATCTTTTCCAAATGCTCGTCAGAAGTGTCAGGTTTTTGACTTGACATCTTAACCCCTGTTTCCTCTTCGACTTGTTCTTTAGTGATGGCGTTTTCTAAATCTGTAAACTCTAACGGCTGAAGCGTTTTAAAGTACATTTTAAGCACGATATCGTTGTAGCTTAATACTTTCTCAAAGGCATCAAGTAAAAGTGTCTGAAACGGTCTAATAACGGTGTTATCCATCAATGTAGAAGCCGTCTTTAACTCGTCCGCGTTGTTACCGAGTCCTGAGTTATCTTTGATACCTAAAAGCATAGGAGATACAACCCTGTGAGATACCATTATCTTACGCATTGACTCGTCCGATAAGAACTGATACTGATTATGTGCGTCTGATAGCTGAACAGGCTCAATAGAAGCTGCGCTCTCTGAAGAGTCGTTAAACGCTAATATAAACTTTCCCGCATTAGAAGACCCTGAGAACTTCTGATAGATTCTATTCTCAATGAGTTGCCTTTCCTCTTCGTTAGGTACTCCGTTGTTGAAGTTGATTAACATAGACGGTGCAAGTCCGTTCATTATGTTGTTTAGGTGGTAATTTGAAATTTCTTCTTCTAACTCGGCATACTGAAGTCCTCCTTGATAATCTACAGGTGAGTAGTAAGTGAATCCTGCTCGGTAAGGTTTTACGAATAATATCTCAATCCCCTCATTAGAGAATCCAAACGCAGGTATTCTTAGTGGCTTATCTGATGGTTTTAGTTTAGTCCAATCAGCCATATAGTAGTAAGCCTCTATATCTCCGTCATCATTGCACTTCTCTGCTCTTAAAGTCTCAACAGGGAAGTGTTCTACTTGTACGACTCTTGAGTGGTCTTTAGAGTAAATGACCTGCATAGCACAACCACCCATTAACTTTAAGTCGTAGGCTAACTTTCTAACACAGTCTTTAGAGAACAAAGAGCGCATTTGAGCGTACTCATCAGGCTTTCTACTTGAATCAGTAGCATCTAACCCTCTACCGTAAATCATCTCTGAGATACCGTTTACAATAGCGTTATTAGTCGCTGAACCGTTGTATCTGTCGATTAGGTATTGGTAGTAGTTGTTGTCCTCTCCGTAGTTTACCCAATCCTTATTTCTCTCCTCTTTTATCTTAGGTGAGGTATAGGTGCTGAAGTTTACAACTCTTAGGTCGTTATGTACTTTAGGCTTTACTCCTCTGCTCATAATAGTATATAATCGTTATCGTAAGTGTTCTCTGTTATATACTCGTTTTCGTTTAGAGTATAGTCTGCAATAACTTGGTCTGTACAGAACACCTTATCTTTATATATAACGTCAGAACCGCTCAAAATTGTCAGTTCGTAGAAAACATTTTCAGTCAAAGAATAAGCAGTAGAGAAAGTCAGGTAGCCTTTGTCTGTAGTAGTAGCTACGTCTTCTATTAAAGTTACCGTATTGGTGCTTTCGTCTCTTAGTCTTATATCTATCAAGGCAGGATAACTACGTGGAATGATAGTCATCTCCTGAGCATCCGTACTTGTTGTGAGTATCTTCATACTTATATAACGAATCTTAGCGTTCGTTTTGTATTAAAAACAAAAAAGGGGCATATAGCCCCCTTTGATTGTCCGTAAGATTTAATTACGATGCAGCAGTTACATCAGGAGTGATTTGTGTTCCTGAAACTGAAACAGCAGAAGTGAGTGCTGTTGGGGGTGCTTTTTCAAGAGCCTCGAAGGTTATAGTAAACCCTGAGAAGTCTCCTAAGTTAGCACCTGTAGCTAAAGTACCTCCTGTTAGGTCAGCACCATGCTCAAGACCTACCAACCATTGTTGCCCGTTATAGTCCTCAACTACGATGTGAGGTTTAGTAGCAGCTAATAGTTTAATCTCGTCTTGTGTTGCTGAATCAAGAAGGGGGAGTTGTAATGATACCGTTTGGGTATAGAAGATAGAGTTGTTCTCACGTGAACCGTTAATAGCGGTCTCTAAAGATGAAGCACCTTTAAGGTCGTACTGATACCAAGTAGCAAGAGCAGCATTAGCTACACTCATATCGTCTTGGTAAGCAGCGAAGTAGACATATTTAAGACCACCTACAGTTTTCTCGCAAGGTAACGCTCTACCGTTAAGTGTTAGTGTACAAGCCATAGTTTTTATAATTAAAAAAGGGCAGGCAGGCTCTCGATGGCTTACCTACCCCTTTTTGTTAGACAATTAAATTATTATTCAGCAGCTAAAGTAAATAGTGCTACGTCAGAACCGATTCCGTACTGTACACCTGCAGTAAAGCGCATTACTACACGTACGTTTTGTGAACCGTCAAGGTCAGCCATATCGATTAGCTTAACTTCGTTGTGGTCAGCAAGTAGTCCTGTACCGAAGTAAAGGTTAGACTTCTGAGCAGCTACGATGTGGTCAGATGGCATACCGGGAGTAAGTTGAACTTTGATTCCTTCGAAAGAAAGAGCGTTACCCATATTGTACCATTGAGTACCTTGAGCAGCGATACCCGCAGCACCAAGACCTGAAGCACCGAATCCACCTAAAGCACGAACGTATGCTTGGAAAGCGTTAGTAGGAAGGTAGATAGTTAAATCTTCTTTTCCGTAAACAGCTGAAGGTAGAGCGTCTACTGTGTTTCCAAGAGCAGAGATAATGTTAGCTGAAGTGAAAGAAGTGATACCTGTGTTTACAGCATCATTAACGTCAGCGTCAGCAGTCATAAGAACTGTGAATCCGTCAAACTCACCTGCAGTAGCGTTTACACCACCCCAAATGTTGCTCTCGTTTTTCTCAGCTACCAATCCCGCAACGTGTCCGATAATGAAATCAGAGAATGAAGGAGGTAGGTTGTCGAAAGCAGAATATCCCATTTCGATAGCTTCCCAATCTGAACGGAAGTCTTTTTTACAGAACTCAAGGTTTACTTGGAACTCTTCAGGTTGAAGGATTCTCTCAGTAAGAGTTACTGTAGCAGTATCAGTAAAGTCACAAGTAGCGTTCTTGATTACGTTAGAATCAGTAGCCACTTTCTTGATAACTTCCTTGTACTTTACGTTTGGTTTGATTTCGATAGCCCCATCCTCAAGGGTTTTCGATGACAAAAGAGCAGCTGCGATATATTTACCTGCAAACTCTCCTGCATAAGTAGTAGTAATTGATGTAGTTGTTGCCATTTTTAATTATTGATTAGATTATTTAAAGTTTGCAATTCTCGATAGTACTCTATCTCTTGTTGATGGGTTTCTCTTAGTAGCGTAAGCAAACGCTTCTTTTTTAGCCTCACCCTCAGGGTTGTGCTTTAGAGGTGCAGCAGCAGGTGTAGCAGACAACTCTTCTTTTACTTGAGCCTCTACTTCAGCTTCTACTTGTGCCATCTCCTCTTTGTCTTTCATTCCCGCTTTGACTTCTTCAATCATAGCTTTGATTTCGTCAATAGCAGCAGCGAACTCTTCTTTGTTCACGTATGCCATTTCTTCAGCAGCTTCTACTTCAACTTCGACTTCTGCTTCTTCGGCTTTGATATCAGCAATTAGTCCTTCTTCTTCCACTACAAGAATTTGACCGTCTTCAAGTTCGTACTCGCCTACAGGAAGAGCAATTCTATCCTCCTCTGTAATAATGAATACTTCTTGACCTGCGACAAACTCCTCAGCTTCTAAAACAGTACCATTCTCTAATGTCATTTGAGCCAATTCTACTTTAGCCTCTTCGGTAACAGGTGTTACTTCTTCAGTCTCAGCAGATAACTCAATGCCTAATAGGTTTTTGATTTCTTTTAGCATTTCTGTTGGTTTCATATTTATATAACGATTTGGGGTTTTTATTTTGCGTTTTTACTCTGTACCTCTTGTCCTTCCGATGCCCTGTGCCCTTAGTGAGCCATCACAACACTTGATTGAGTATTTATTAGAATCCCAACACAAGCATCCTCTACGTCCACCCTTAGGACTGCTCTTACTTGGTGTCTTAAAATCCTTATGCATAGCTTTGTGTCTTTTGTATGAAGAATATGATATCCCACACATTTACCGAACCTCCTGTAGCAGTTATCTTCCAATTCGAACCGCTCGTGATAAAGTCAGGGGTGATGTAGTATTGGAATACCTCGTGAAATTCGTGCATCACGTCATTGCCTTTAGTGAAGTTTAAATCTACTCCTACTCTTTCGTAAGGTGTGCCGTTTATAGAGTCCAACTGAAGTCTTAGAAAGGTTTGGTTAGCGTTTGCTGCTGATGCTTTAAATACCACAGTAAACAAATAAACATCGTTAGCATTATCGCCCAATACTTTGTTTGTCGTAGGGTTGTAGTAATCAATCCCATCGTAGCTTCTGTAGATATCCCCTCCGTTGTTTGGTAAAACCACCTCAACACCATCTGCTAAAGTGAGTTTGCTTTCTGATGTGTATTGGTCGTCATCGTAACGAGTCCAACCGAGTCCTGTTCCTTGACCTGCTTGAGGGTATAACTTAACCCACTCTCCGTTGTAAACAGTCCACACCCCCGATGAGGTAGTAACGTAAGCACCTTCCTCGATTTGGTATTGAAGTCTTACTTCTTCTGAGTCTACGTCAGCTTGTACTTTATACGATGTATTTTTCATCTACCTTGTCCTTTGTATGCTTTTTTATAGTTCTTAGAACTCTTTAGTTTGCTTGTCTTAGTCTTAGCCTGTAAACCGAACTTCTTAGGTTTGACTACTTTCTGTACGACTGTCTGTTTAGCCATTGATAGGTACGCAATTAGGAACTAACCGTCCGTTCTTAGTTTTCATCCCTATCATCTCGTAGCCGTCTTGACAAGGTGCTTTAAGGTCTATTAAATCCAACTCCTTGAGTTTCGACTCAGCCCATCTTTTCCCCGCTTTGCCACCCCATAACAAATACGAAATAGTGCCACAAGCGGATGTATCATTCTCATCATAGTATTCTTCTGCTCTTGATAAATAAGAGTACATTCTCTTAATAGTCTCTACTGATATAGGTTCTCCGTTTGCGAGTTGTTGCGCTCTAATCTTACCGACTTGGGTGGCGCATTTATTGTTCTCTTTGTCGTTTAAATCAATTCCTCTCTTAGCGTTGTTCTTAACCGCATCAGGATAGTCTGAGTAAGATTCTAATTCTGTTCTCTTGCCACCTTTGACTCGTTTGTCTCCTTTGATAATCGCTTTAACAGTAGCTAATAGTGTCTCAGCTTCTTCTTCTTCGATTTTAGCTAAGGTCTCCTCGATTGACTCTTGTGGTCTTGGCATCTTATCGGCAAAATATCCCTCGATACTGAATCCCTTTACCTTACCCGTTTTAACGTAGTCGTTCCAAACTTCTTCATTATTGACCTTGACCGAACCCATCCAAGTACCTACAGGAACTTCCATTCCGTACTTTCTGCTCTTGTCGTGTACATCATCTTCTACAATCCAAGACTCAACTAACGACAATCCATTTAAAGGGAGTTGGTGTTCTAATGTTGAGTTGTTCTGATTACCCTTCATAAGGTACATTTGAGACGTTTTAAGGATAGTTTCCTTTGAGAAGTACACGTAATACTCTTCTTCTCCGTTGCGTCTGTAGATAGGCTTATTAGGTACGAGAAGCGCACCCATTAAGATTCGTTTCTCTTTATTGACCTCAGCCAACTTAATCTCTTGGTCTGCTAAGGCGACAAAGTCTTCTTCTATTGCGGGATTTTCTACTACTGATATAGCTTCTACTCCTGCTATTTCGTTATCTTCGTCTAAGATGAGTTCAATAATCTTCATGTCTATATAACGTCTTTATGGTGTTGTTTTGCTTTTTAGATAGAGGCATCCCTTACTGCATTTCTATCGAGTTCTTGCGCAGAAGTCACCTCTCGTGATACGACAAATGCTTTTACAGGTTTTTGCTGCTGTCCTGCTATTGCATCTGCTAATTGGTTTCCTTGTGATGCTCCTACAATATTAAACGCAGGTGGTGCAGGTGGTGGTGAAGGAACGCTTGTTGCACTTCCTCCTCCTCCCGAAGCAAATGATGGTGGTGCAGGTTCTTTAGTGCTTAGAATGGTTTTTACGTTAGCAAGACCCGAAGCAATAACCCCCGCTGCTGCTATACCACCGAATATACCCCCTTGTGCGAGTGCTTTGTTTGCCCCCACATAGGTGTCTATGATAGCCTGACTAACTGCAATAGCTTTACCAAACTTAGAGTTCTCTCCAACCAAGTTAGCTATCTGACCTAAAGACTGAGATACGGTGTTTAGTTTAGACTCTGTTATATCTCGGTCAAGTTTTTTCTGTGTTTGAGCATTAGCTTGTTGGAAGTCTAACAGTTCATTTTCAGCGTCTATAAAAGCCTGAGTTCCTTCTTTATATAGGTTTTTCTTATCAATAAGTCTTTTTTCTTCTATCTGAGCCTCCTGTATAGCTACTTGTTTTAGAGCCTCTAATCTTGCTACCTCACCTTGAATAAACTCTGCGTCAAACTTTGCTTTGTCTATTGCTCGCTGTGACTCTCCGTCTATTTGAGATTGTGTAAGTTCTAACTGCTCTCTTTGTAAAGCATTAGCGTTAGATAATTGTTCAGAGCGTTGCCCCTCAATCCGAGCCTCAATGGCTTTTAATTCGTTCTTAGCCTGAATTAGCGCAATCTCATTCTCATCATTCTTTAACTTGTCAAACTGTGCTTGTGCCGATGCTACTGCAGCTTGAGCATTTTGCTCTAAAACCTTTTGCTGTTCGTTTAGTATTTCAGCTAATTTTTGATTAGCCGCTATACGTTCCTCTATAGTGTTTCTATCATCATCACGAATTTGACGTTGCTGTTCAGCTTGTCTGTCGTATTGCTCAATTAACCCTTGATTTATAGCTGCATTTATTTCAGCAGTTCTTGCTAATTCAACATTGGCTTGAGCAGCCCTTACAGTTTCTTTTACATAGTTTGATACCTTTTGTGCTAAATTATCAATAACCTCAGCGGTTTTAATTGATTCTTCAGCGTTACCCATAAGCGCATCACCAAAGTTATCTAACGCTTCTGAAGCAGCTTCGCCCGCACCCTTAAAGTCTCCTTTAAATACTTTAAATAAAGCCGAGCCTAATCCACCAATACCCTCAATCAGGTTCTTGATACGAGTTATTAGTTCTACCGTAATGATTCGGGCAAACTCTTTAACTCTCTGACCGCTTTCTGAACCAAAGAAGTCTGTAACAGGCTTAGTTGCTTTCTCCCAATTATTGCTAATGAAGTTTATAAAATCATTAAACGCAATAGATAGAGACTCAAATGCTGTGTTAAATAAGTTGGTCACCTGTTGGTTCTGTCCAAGTACCTCCTTGAATTTAGTGAACGCTTCAAGAACCAATCCGATGCCAATAGCCTTTATGGCAAGACCTATACCTTTCAGACCTTTAGCAGTAGCCTTAGATGCACCCTCCACACCTTTAAGACCATCCTCTGTTTTCTTATTGGATTCAACTACTTGCTTATTAAGACTCTGTATTTCCTTCTTGAGGTCTTCAATGCCATCAAGTGCCTTATCGGTCTTGGCTTGTAACTGTATTATGTATTTTTGTGCCATCTGTACTCTGTTTTGATTTTCTTAGCGGTGTCTTTGATTGTTTCGGGTAAATAATACTTGCCTTGTGCGATACGAATATCTTCTGTATCACCGTCAGCGAACTGCATCATTTCTAATATCGACTTTATCATAAATTGATTAGTTCAAATTCTGTTCTACCGTCTTTTAAGTTTGTGGTCATTGAGTTTATCTTAAACCCTCTGTCGCCTATCTTAATTCTGTCGTATAGTTCTAAGTTTATCTGAACGCTTACAGGTAAATAGGCTGTTACTTTTGTCAATCGTCTGTTGATTGCGAATATCTCCTCTATGTAGGTTTGATAGAATCTCTTGAATAAAGTCTCAGTAAATACCGTTGGTGATTGTGTAGGTAAGACTAAGGTCTCTCCAAACTCCGCTCTAAAGTTTATATTATTATCGGTAGCAGTTACTCCCTTAGAACTTAGTGGGCAGTTTATCCCTCCGCTTATGTCTAATGCTTCGTAACTATTCCTCTTAGCAAATGAGATGCTTTTAGCAACTGTTGGAGTGTGAATGTAAAACACAGGAGGCGCACCTAAGTACGCTTCTTCGTTATCGTCTACAAAGTACCCCCATTGAATAGGTAAGTTATCTGAAGTGTCGAACTCGTTTAACAGAGCCTCAAACTTCATATGTGCAAAAGGTACTTCTACTTTGTAAATCCCTCCTGAGAGTTCCGCTGCTGTGTCGGTGTAGTCTAATTTACCCCATGCGGTGTCGCTTATCTCTTGCTCGTGTTGTGCAGCCAATATCGTTTCGGTGTCTGAGTACAAGAATTGAATCTCCTTATAGGGAAGTGCTACGTCTACCTGTGATTCTGATGGGTCTACATATTTAGTGATGTCGAATGTCTCACGTCTTGCTGAACCGTCACGATTGAACTCTGCGTAGTAGTCATTGTAGGGTAAGACCTGAATCTCATCATCTTCTACATAAGCCAACAGATTAAACATCTTAAAGAGAGCCGATAGAAAGTCTATGACCTTCATTTCAGGTATTTGCTCTTTAATGTTGAACTTGTACTCCGAATTGAATGTTGTGTTTGTGGAGTTGTAGGTATCTGTTAATACCTGAGGTTGCCCTGAGTCGTCTTCAAAAACAAACTCCCATTGCAGCTGCGTGAAACTTGCGTTACTTTCATAGGTAACTATGTAAGCCTCGAACTCGTCCTCAAATTCAAAACTTGGAACACGTACGATTCGGTTTCCTGTGACCTGATTTTCGGTAAGTGCGAGTTCTCCGTTTTGATAGATTATAATGTCGTATATAAAGTTTGCGCTCGATACGGTGGTGTTGAAAACAACATCTAATCCATAAATAGTGTCTACTACAAACTTGTTATCTGATATGTACGATGCCAACTTGCTGTCGTTTGCAAATAGCACCTGTGTTTGTGTAGAGCCTTCTATCTTTAACTTACCTTTTTTACGGTGACACCACATATATAAATTGTTGATGTCTGAATAGTGAGTGGTGTTCTTAAAGAAGCTACTTGAGGCAAAGGTTATGTTGTATTGGTTTTCTATTGCTGAGATTATCTCGTCAAGTCTTACTGCGTACTTTAGTTCGTCAAATCGTACTCCTTGTCTTGTAGAGGAACTGAAAAACAAATTACCCGAATCCAAATATATTTGAGCAGGGTCTGTATTGTAGTATAGTCTTTGTGTAGCGGTGAGAAGTGGTATAGCGTATTTAGTAGACGCACCTACAGGTGTAGTGAGTTGTGTTTTAATCGTGTCCGCATCATAGGCTAAGTCTACATCTAATTGGTCAAGGTCGCTTAGTTTATCTTCTCCTAAAATTTCTTTTAAGTCAATCGTGTTTCCTAAGAAAGAAACTTTATAAGCGTAAGGTTTGCCTCCTT